GCCGCCGCGATTCGTGAGGCACGCCATGCGTAAGGCCCACTCATCCCGGCATCTATCCCCTCCACCGCCCACTCAGCCTACACATCGTCACCAAGAAAGCGAGGCCCCGTGAGCGAATGGCTTCCCGGCCTGCCCAGCGAGGCGTGCGTGTGTGATGTCCTCGTGGACGGGCTCTACTTCTTCAAGCAGGCTCGGTATCGCGGGCTCGGTGCGGACGGCTCGGGGCTGTTCGATGTCCCGGCAATCGGCGGTCGGCGCCGCATGGGCGCCGCGCCTGAGAGCGTGCAGCACCGCAACGTGTCCGAGGTGAACGCGCACCTTCGGTACAGCGAGGGGCCCGAGGGAGTGCAGAGCGATGGGTGAGCCCCGCGTGTGGACCGGACACTTGCGCGCAACGCAGCCCGTCCGTGTTTGGCCTGACGGCGCGCGCTCCTACGCGATTCCAGTTCCAGGAGCGCGAGAGGCCCAACAGATGCGCGAACTGACCGCGTGGATGATCGAGGGAGTGCGGAAGTGGGGAGGACCGCGCCATGCCCACCCCTAACCACACCCCGCCGGCGCTGGACCCTGCCTCCGTGGAAGCGTTTCGACGATTCATCGAGGCCCCATTCACGGTGTTGGGCGGGACGCCGCTCGTCTGCTTGCGGTGCGGCGAAACGATCGCAGACCTCGCGGAGCACGTCCATGAATGACCCCCTCGTGCCGGTGCCGGATGAGGTATTGCAAGGCTGGGAGCGCGGTCCGCTTCCCGCGCCTGACGGGTCGTTGCGCGACGGGCTGAACCTCGCGCAGGCGAATGCGCAGGTCCAGACACTTTCCGTCGAGGTGCTGGCGCTGCGGGCGTTCGTGCGAGATGCGTTAGCCGATTCTCGGACTATCCGACTCGGCGATGACGACACGATCCAAGCCGAGTCGCTGTCAGGCGATCTGCGCGTGCGCGGAGCGCGCCTGCTCCCATGACCTGGACCCCAGGCCTCCCACCGATCGGGACGGTGTGCGACCTCCGCGAGCGCGGCACGACGCGCGTGCTGCTCAACGTGAAGATCAACGCGATGCACGATCCCGCGCTGTTTGAGTGGCGGCCCATCGTGCTTCCTGACTGGCCCGAGTGACGCTCTCCCCCGACCGCGTCGCGCTGATGACCTCGCTGCGCCTCGGCACGAACCCCTACGTGCCCGTGTTCCCCAACGAGGCGCAGGCCGTGTTCCTGCTCTCCACGAATAGCGAGGTGCTGTTCGGAGGGAGCGCGGGTGGAGGGAAGACCTTCGCCATCCTCATGGACGCGCTGGCCGATGTCGAGACGCCGGGCTACGCGGCCCTGCTCATCCGCAAGTCGTTCATGGACCTGTCGCTTCCCGGCTGCCTGATCCCAATCTCCCATGAGTGGCTCGGGTCCACGAAGGCGAAGTGGAACGGCTCGGAGTCGCGGTGGACGTTCCCGAGCGGCGCCTCGCTCTCGTTCGGCTACCTGTCCGACCCGACCGACCATCTGCGCTACCAGGGGTCGCAGCTCTCCATGATCGGCGTGGACGAGCTCACGCAGCACCGCGAGCTGCAGTACCGCTACCTGTTCTCGCGACTCAGGCGCCCCGAATCCGGCCCGCTGTCGAGGGTGCGGCTGCGTATGCGCTCGACCTCCAACCCCGGCGGCGACGGCCACGAGTGGGTCAAGCGCGACTTCATGGACAGCCCGTGGAACGCCGACACGAACGAGCGGCGCCTGTTCATCCCTGCCAGGCTCGCCGACAACCCGAAGCTTGACGTGGAGGCCTACCGCAAGAGCCTCGCGCGCCTCGATCCCGTGACGCGAAAGCAGCTCGAGGACGGCGACTGGACGGCCCGGCACGGCGGGTCGTTCTTCAAGCGCGAGTGGTTCCGCATTGTGGACGCGATCCCGGGCACGACGCTGGCTCGTGTGCGCGCGTGGGACCTGGCGGCGAGCGAGGCCCCCGAAGCGAAGCGAACGGCCGGCGTTCGGGCCGCGAAGGCTCAGGACGGTCGCATGTACGTGGACGACGTGGTGGTGGGTCGGTGGACGCCGGGCGAGCGCGACCGGGTGATCCGGGAGACGGCCGAGCGCGACGGCAAGGGCGTGCGGGTGGTGATCGAGCAGGAGCCCGGGAGCGGCGGGATTGCCCAGGTGGAGGCGCTCGTGCGGTTGCTGCGCGGCTACCGCTGCGAGGGGGTGAGGCCCACGGGTGACAAGTTCGTCCGCGCCGGCCCGGTGGCGTCGTCGGCGCAGATCGGGGACGTGCGCCTGGTGCGTGGCGGGTGGTCGCTGTCGGGCCTGCTGGACGAGCTTGAGGCCGTGAACCCGCAGGGCACGCCCGGCAAGCAGTTGCTCGACCAGATGGACGCGCTGTCGTCGGCCTACGATGCCCTGCTGCTCACGCCGACGATGCCGAACCTCCCGCCGAGGCTCGCGGACAGGGCCAGGACGGTGCTGGACGACTCGGCGCTGTCGAGCCCGTGGTAGGCTTTTCTGGCCATACATGCGGCGCACATACGGAGGTCGGATGTCCTGCTCTACGTTGGGCTCTCGTGTGGAGAAAATCCTCGCTCTCTTGCGCGAAGATGCCGGATGGTGGACGGCGCCGGAGATCACGGAACACTTCGCGCGGAAAGGCATCGACGTTCGCGGGGAGGGCAAGGCTGGCGTTTCCGTTGCGCTGCACTCCCTAGAGCATGGGGAAAAAGTAGAGCGGGAAGTGATGGAGAATGGCCCTGGAATGGGCAGGTGCGCGTATCGGTGGCGGGCCATTTCTGTGCGCGGAGGGTGGGAGGCGCCGGACCCCGAGGATGGGGCACATGATGGGCGCCGGTTCTGCCCGCATTGTGGCGGCGCGCTGTGAGCCGTTGCACTCGGCCCCCCTTGGGTTAGGGTAGGCGGCGCCCCGGGGCTTTGGCGAGCCCGCGAGGCGCCTAGCGTGACCGGGTGATCGGCCGACGCCTGACGGGAACGATACCCGCATGGCCGACATCCCCTCGCCCATCCCTCCGCCCGAAGCGACCGTGACGCTCACGCTCACCTACGGGCTCGCATCGCAGAGCGTCGGCGTGAAGTGCGACGGCGGCGACCTGGACATGGCGCTTGACATCCTCGGGAAGGCCCAGCGGTTCCTGCTCGCGCGCTTCGTGGCCGCGCAGATGGCGAAGGCGGCTCCGGCCCCCCAAGGCGTCCAGGTAGTCGGCGCGAGCGGCCTGAACGGGCTGCGGATGCTCAAGTGACGAACCCGATCCGCCGCTACTCCGCCGCGCAGGACCGCTACGTCTGGTCGCTCGAGTCGGTGTTCCGCGACGGCTCGCGCATCTGGGATCCGTCCTACGCGCTGTCGAAGGACCCGGATGCGTTCGGCAAGGCCCGCCTCGATCCCGTGGTGGACGGCTCCGTGGAGCGGTTCTGCCTGAACGTGGTGGGACGCAAGTGGTCGTGCGAGGCCCCCACCGACGACCCCGTGGACGTGAAGGCGGCGGAGATCATGACCGAGCTGCTCGGCAAGATCCAACGCTTCTCACAGTCGCGTATGCTGCTGGCGCTCGCGTCATTCCACGGCTCGGCCTTCTGCGACATCCGCGGGCAGTTCAAGATGGAGCCGATCTTCGACCGCAAGCCGCGCCGCTGGTGGGTGCCGCTGCGCTTGAAGGACGTGGACCGGGACCGCTTCCGCGGCGTGGCCGAGGAGCAGGACGACGGGTCGTATGGCATCCGCTGGGAGCGACGGAGCGTCGGCGCCAAGGTGTGGCAGACCGTCGAGAACCCCGAGTGGATGGTGCGCCACATCTGCACCGACTCGGAGTCCACGTTCGGCTACGGGCGCGGCGACATGGACAGCATCTACATGTACCTGCACGCCAAGGATCAGGTGCTGAAGATGGGGCTCCAGGGCCTTCGGCGCTGGGCGCGCGGCGTGCTGGACATCAGCATCGACGGCGCCCGCGACTCCAGCACGAGCCGCCCGAACACGGCGATCCTGCAAGAGTGGATGGACGAAGCCGACAAGATGCTGTCTGGCGACGTGATCGCGCACGACTCGCGGGACATCATCAGCTTCCTGCCGCCCCCCGCGGGCACGAACGACATGTCGATGCGGTGGCTGGAGTACCTCGACAAGTGGATCGTGGTGCGTATCGAGGGCTCCTACCTCCCCAGCGGCGGTTCGACTAGCGGCACGGACGCGCTGGGCAAGATCCAACAGACAACGTCCTCGGCTCGCGCCGCGCACTTCCGCGACGCAGGCGATGAGACGCTGACGGCGGACCTCGTGTCGCTGGTGTGGTCGCTCAACTTCACGACGATGTCAGAGCTCGATCCCGCGCTCGCCACGGCGAACATGCCGAAGTTCGTGACGGGTGAGGAGAAGATCGAGGACCCGGAGCGAAACGCTCGCGTGGCCTCGACGCTGCTTGGCGCGGGCGTGTCCTTGAAGCGCAAGGAAGTCATCGAGCGGGCCGGGTACACGGTGCCTGGGCCTGACGACGAAGTGATCGCGCCGCGTCCCGCGCCGACGCCGGGAGCCTTCCCCAACCCGGAGGCACCGTGAGCGCCTACCCCCCGCAGGGTTCCCGCGCCCACAGCGGGTATCCGCCGCAGGGCGGTGTGGTTCACGCTGGGTACCCGCCGCAGGGTGAGGGCGTCGCCGCCCCCTCCATCTCCTACGCGGGGTCGCCGTTCACCTGGTACGACTACTTCACCAGCGTGAACGAGAGCCCCACGAACGTGGGCGGCGCGGTGACTTCCTACGCCGTGCAGTCGGGGACGCTGCCCACGGGCGTGTCGCTCAACACCTCCACGGGCGCCATCACCGGCACGCCCACCGCGCTCAAGACGGCGGCGAACGTCGTGATTCGGGCGACGGGGCCGGGCGGGACGAGCGATGCCACGCTGAACATCGCCGTCGCGTGGTTCCCGTCGAGCATCGCGGGGCTGGTGGCGGGCTACGACACCGAGGCGGGGTTCTCTGTGCTGGAGACGGCCAGCGACGGCAGCGATGTTGCGGAGGCGGCGGACAACGATCCGGTGGGGTGGATGTCGGACCTGTCGGGCAACGGGAACACGGTCATCCAGGCGACCAGCAGCGCGAAGCCCTCCGTTGACGCGAACGGGATCAACTCCAAGCGGTGCCTTTCGTTCGACGGCGGAGACTCCATCGTGTGCGCCGCGCTCGCAGGCGGAGCCGAGACGCAGCCGAACACCATCATCGCCATCGGGCTCTACGGCAGCGTGGCCGCCGCGCATATGTACGACTCGGGCGACGGGACGAACAACCGCAACACGCTGTTCATCCCGGGTGGCGTGAACTGGGGCCTATTCGCGGGGTCCACGTTCGACACGGGGGACGCCGCCGACGCCAACCTCCACCTTCACGTCAGCCTCTACAGCGGCGCGGCATCGCAGACGTGGCTGGACGGCGACTCTCTCGGAACGGGGGACGCCAGCACGTCGGACCTCGCAGGCATCCAGATCGGGCGTGAAGCCGGGAACTCCCTGCCCGCCAACTCCAAGGTTGCGGTGCTGGCCGTCTACGGCGCCGACATCGGCGCGACTGCCCGAACCAACCTGCACACATGGGCTCAGGCGAAGTGGGCCACCCCCGCATGACCACCTGGGTGCGCCGCTACCTGCTGATCGTGCGCGCCGCCGACAAGGCGACCGCGAACACCCGGTACGCGGCAATCGACCCCGACACGGGCGGCGCTCGCACCTTCGACTTCATGCCGCTGGCCCGAACCGCCGCGCCCACCGTCACCGTCGCGTGGGGCGCGGAAACCGCCGCGACCCTTTCGATGGTGCAGAAGTTCGCGGACCACGCGCAGGACTTGATCGACGCGGGCAAGTTGCAGGTCTACCGCCTCGACAACGGCAACTGGACCGTGTTCTCCGCCCTCGCCGCCGCGTGGCCGGGGGGGTTGGTGAGGAAGGTGACACCGTGACCCGCCACGACGAAACGCTTGCCGTGAGCGCGTGGGCCTTCGGGCTCGCGCTGCTGGTCATCGTCATCCGACTGCTGGGGGGGTAGGTGGTCCGCTCCCTCGACCACGTAGACGAGATCAACCGTCTCGCGGCGCGGTCCTCGGGCGGGCTGCTCGCCATCTTGGAGCGGCTCACCGAGGCCGTGGCGACAAAGGACTGGCAGCGCAAGGGTGTGGCGGTGGGCGACCTGGCCGATGCGCTGCGGGGCGTGCGGGCCGAGGCCGACATCCGAGGGCGCCGCCGCACGCTGATCCAGGCCGACATGGTCAAGGCGCGTGCGAAGGGCGCTGCGACGCTCGTGGGCCACATGCCGCGCGTGCCGTTCGTGGAGGCGGCGGAGGACATCGTGTCGCGTGAGCCGAGGCTCGCGCAGGGCTGGCTCGAGGTGCAACGGCTCTACGGGACCGAGCGCGGCTTCGCGCTGGCCCGATCCTCGGACCTCGCCATCACGGGTCGCGTGCAGGACTACATCGCGGCGGCGATCAAGGCCGGCGCGTCTCTGCCGAAATCCGAGGCGATCATCGCTGGCATCGGGGACTGGACTTCGGCCTACGCGGCGCAGGTGTTCCAAACCAACATCGCCAGCGCCTACACGGCGGGCCGGTTCGCGCAGGTCGAAGATCCCGACGTAGCCCACGCCATCGGCGCGTTCCGCTACACGACGGCCGGGGACATCGACGTGCGTGACAACCACGCGGCGGCTGACGGCATGATCGCGGCGCCCGGCGATCCGGTGTGGACGAAGATGCGACCGCCGGCTGGGTTCAACTGCCGCTGCGGGCTCGACCTCATGTCGTGGCCCGAGCTGCGGCGCATGGGGCTCGTGGACCGGCCCGGCCACGTCCGAACTGGCCGCGTGCCGCCCGGCGCGTTCCCCGACCCTGGATTCAAGATGGGACCGCTCGCCGCATGACGACCCCTGCGACCATCGCCGAATCCCCTCCCTGGTCCGACGTTCGCCCGAGGTGGGAGCGGATGCTCCACGCGATCGGGGTGGAGGCGACCGCGGCGCTGTGCGGCATCGACCGGGCGACGGTCTACCGCCGCGCGCGCGGGGACCACGGCAAGCGCGGGCCGCACCAGGCCACCGTCACGCTCGTGCACCTGGCCGTGTCACGCTGGGAAGCCTCTCGCGGATAGTCGCAAATGCGACGGGATTAGGGCTGCGCAGGTTGGTGTAGGTTCCGGCGCATGGCAGCCATCGTCATGGTCGACCGCCAGAGCATCCCCGCCCCCGGCGCGGCGACTGCGGTCCTAGCCTCCGCGCTCACGCCGCCGATCGGGTGCGTGAAGCTCGTCGTCTCGGTCGTGCTCGCCACGGGCTCTGTGTTCAACGTGACGATCGGCAACGGCTCGGCCACGAACAGCATCAAGCTGAACGGCGGCACGGCGCTGACGGCCGACTGCCTCTATGCGTTCGACGTGTTCGTGGCCCGCCATACCACCGACGCAACGCCGTTGACGCGCGCCGTGAACTTCATCGCCACGACCGACTCCATCTACACGCACCTGAACGTAACCGCCTTCTGTGACCCCACTTCGTAGGAGCCAGCCATGAGCAACGGTCCCCGCCGCGAGAACATCCACGACGGCTTGCGCCTCGTCCTGACGGAGAGGTTCGAGAAGCTCCCCGCGCTCAACGCGGTCATCGCGACCGACGAGAACTCGAACGCAGCGGCGCACCTCGCCCGCAACCTCGCCAACCGCAACTGGGAGTTGCTCGGCACGAATGCTGTGACCGCAGACATCGCGTTCAACGCGGCCGGCGGCGTGGACCTCGCCACGCACGGCGGAGCGTCCGACTCCGCGATCTTCCTTCCTCACCTGGACACGGGACAGACGGCCTGGACCGGCACCACCTGGCTTCCGTCCAAGCAGCCGCACTTCTCGTGCGTGTTCAAGACCGACGCCGCGCTGACCAACACGACGATCTGGTGCGGGTTCAAGCTCACGAACACGCCCGTGTCCACGACCGACGCCGACATCGCGTTCTTCCGCTTTCAGGCCGGAACGGACACGAACTGGCAATGCGTGTCGGACATCGCCAACGCGGGCCCGACGTCCACGGACTCGGGCGTCGCCGTGGCCGCCGCGACCGTCTACCGGATGTGGATTACGATCGACGCCAACCGCATCGCGCGCTTCTACATCAACGGCGGGCTCGTCGCGACCACCGCGGCACTCACGTCCACCGCGGCCTTCATCCCCTACATCGGCGTCCTCTCGGCCGTGGACGCGACGGTGAAGAAGATCATCCTCAAGACGGTAGAGTGCTCGGTCGTCATCGCCTAGGAGCCACCATGACCGCCACGATCCGAGTCTGGAAGAACGCCGTGGGCGCGTGGTTCGGGGACATCGTCGTGGGCCACGGCGATGGCAAGCCCGAGGTGCGGCTCCAGTCCGCGGCCACGTTCTCCAGCCGCGGCGAGGCCGTCACGACCATGACGAACGCGATGGCGGCGATGCGCGCGGCGTCGGTCGAGTTGCTCACGCTGGCGGAGGCGCCCGAGTGACGGGCGCCATCCCCGGGGGCGACCACCGCGCCGTCCAGAACGACGACGGAACCTGGAACGTCTTCGACGTTCCGATCGTCGCGGCCGGCACGGTCCCACTTGTGGATGGCACCGGCAAGCCCGTGGGCGAGCGAACGATCGACGCCGATTGGATGCGCGCGGCCATCGCTGCGAGCCGCAGGGCCGAGCGTGGGCGTTTCATGGGCAGGCTCCACGTCCACCACCACGACGACGGCGACGAGGTCGAGGACGCGGGCTTCATCCGCCCGATGCGCGTCGGCATGAGCACCGAGGACGGCGAGGATACGCTTGCGCTGTTCGCGGACCTCGTGGCCGTTCCGTCCGAGGTCTTCGACCGCATCCGCGCCAACCGTCTTCCGTACCGCTCGATCGAGTCGCTCGACCCGGAGTCGGGCTTCATCGACTCGCTCGCGCTGCTCCCGACGCGCTCCCCGCATTGCAAGTTGCCGATGCTGACCATCGGAAGCGAGGTCGGTGCGCGCGCTGTCGCAAATGCGAATAACCGCGATTCCCACACAAACGATTCGCGTTTGGTAGCCTCCGCGTCGTCGGGCAAGGCGATCACCGTCCTCTCGAGGTTCACCATGAAGCAGATCAAGGCCGAGGCGAAGCCGGAAGACGAGAAGCCGAAGGGCGAAGAGAAGCCCGCCGCGAAGGCCGAGGAGTCGAAGGCCGACCCGGTCGATGCGCTGCTCACGAAGATCGCCGAGATGAAGCTCACGCGCGAGCAGCACACGAAGCTCGAGGCGGGCATCGCCGCGATCTTCGGCGACGAAGGCAAGGGCGCTCCCGACGCAACCGGCATGGATGGACCCGCAGACCAGGGAGGTGGCAAGATGGCAGCCGCGAAGACGACCGACGCCGCGATCCGCGCCGACGCTGCGCACACAGCCGAGAGCCTCGCGCTCCGCGCCGACGTCGAGACGCTCAAGTCCGAGCGCGACCTGGGCGAAGCGATCGACGGGATGCTGACCGACCTCGCGCGCTACCCGCTCGGCTCGAACCCGCGCGCCATGCTCAAGGCGAAGGCCAAGGAGCACGGCGGCCTGTCGGGCCTCAAGACGTGGGTGGAGGGCTTCAAGGCTTCCGCCCCCAAGGCTCCGCCCAACGGCGACGCGGACCCCGCCGGCGAGGTCGCCGAGGCTGCCGAGGTCGCAGCCTACGCGAGCAAGGGCACCGAGGTCTACGCGAAGGCCCGCGCCGCTGGCGCGATGTACGACGCGATGCCGATCGCGCTCCAGAACAAGTCCCGCGCCGCATTCATCAAGAACCGGCTCTACGCGGCCGGGATCCGGGAGTAGGCCCCCATGTCCAACCTGACCGCAGCTCGTAACGTGACGACCCGTGAGAGCACGGGCGGCCCGTCCAACGTCATCGCCGTCCCGGGCACGAACGCCATCGTGTTCTACGCGGGCGGGTTCGTGTGCCTGGACACGTCCACCGGCCTGGCCGTGAAGCCGGCCGACACGGCCACGTTCCACTTCCTCGGCATCGTCCGCAAGAGCGTGACCGCCGACGGCGCGCAGGGCGACAGCGAGGTGACGGTCATCACCGGCCCGCTGGTGCTCGTGCGCTACAACGTCGTCGGCGTGGACAACATCAACGATGTGGGCGATCTGGTCTACATGACCGACGACAACATCCTGACCCTCTCGGCCACGTCCAACACGAAGGCCATCGGGTACGTCTCCCGCTACTACGGCTCCTCGACGCTGTGCGACGTCGAGCTGTTCGCCCCCGGCGAGAGCCGCGCCCTCTAGTCCCCAGGACCCCAGGAGCCACACATGCCCGGCCAGCCCGTCATCTCCAGTTCGCCCGGCGTCCTGTCCGCGGGGCTACAGGATGCGTTCTTCGACACCTACATCCCCACCTTCGAGAACACGAAGGCGCGCCTCTCCAGGATCGCGGAGTTCATCCCGTCCGACAAGGAGACGGAGCGGTTCGCGTTCTACGAGTCGCCGCCCCACGCCGCCATCTGGCGCGACGGCGAGTCGGTGCGCCGCAAGGGGTTCAAGGACCAGACGTGGACCGTCCCGGTCCGTGACTGGGGCATCGCGGTGGACTGGTCGAAGAACCACCGCATGGACGACCAGACGCGCTCGCTGCGCCAGCAGGCAGACGGCGCTGGCACGAACATGGCGCTGGTCGATGAGCGGGTGCTGGTGCAGATCATCACGGCCGCGACGGACACGAACCTGCTCCCGTCGATCCCCAACAGCCCGGACGGCCTGGCGCTGTTCTCGACCTCGACGCGCTACGGCGCCTCGGGCGGCAACACGGTCACGGGCAGCGGCGTGGCGACCTCAGCCTCGATCGAGACGGACTTCTACGCCGCGGTCGCGCGCATCATGGCCTTCCAGGACACCGAGGGGCAGCCGCTCTGGGATCCGTCGATCTTCAACCAGGGCTTCCTGGTCATGGCGGGCAGCGCGAACATCAAGGAGATGAACCGCGCGTTCAAGGCCGACGCCGTACCGATCGGCTCCAGCACGGCCACCAGCAACGCCGCGGTGTCCAACGTGATCCAGGTCGGAGGCTACAACGTCGAGGTGTGGCTCACGCCGCGCATCACGTCGAACGACTGGTTCGTGTTCGCGACGGGCGCGCGCCGCAAGCCGCTGGTGGTCCTCGAGCGTCAGGCCATCGAGACGCACGAAGGGAACATGGACAACAGCGACTCGGCTCGCGCGACCAAGATCGAGTACGTCCAGTTCGACAAGCGCACCGGCTACGGCGTCGCCACGCCGTACGCCGCGGTCATGGTCGACAACTAGACGCACGCGCCACGAAGTCCCGTCCACCACCAACCAGGAGGCGCCCATGTCGCCGAACGTTCCCCCCGCCCATGTCCGGGTCGAGTCCGCTCCCAAGACGTTCCACGTCTTCATCGCGGAGGACGCTCCGATCGACGTGTGGAGCGCACCGGGCCTCACGCCCGAGCAGCCCGGCGTCACGTTCCAGAAGTGGACGACCCCGCCGAAGTGGAACCCCGTCACGAGCGAGTGGGGCAACGACGTCGTGAGCGGCGAGGTGCTGGAGCTCACGCCCGACCAGCTCGAGGCGGTCAAGGCCGCGTCCGAGCGCGAGGTGGTGCGCATCATCCGCGGCAAGGAGCGGGTGTGGCAGAAGGACTCCGGCTGGGTCGAGCGCGACACTCTCCGAACCTCGATCCACGCCACGACGGTCATGCGACTCAAGAAGGACGCGACGGGCAAGGACACCGAGGAGCGCGAGTGGGTGAAGAACCCGCGCTACGCGAAGGACTCCCGCGACGTGCCCGTGTCGAAGTTCATCCGCTACGAGCCCGTGGACGCCTAGCCCGAAGCACCATGCCCACCACGTCCCGTCCCTTCCTGACCCGAAAGGGGGCGTGACGTGTCTCTGGCGACCGACGTAACCGCGCGCATCGACTCGCAGATCCTGGTCGAGATCACGAACAAGCGCGACGTGACCGCCACGACGGTCAACGCGACGATCCTCGCGCTGGCCTGCACGGACGTCGAGGCGCGGTTCGGCATCTACGCGCAGACGGCGTACCTGTCCACGAACGCGGCCCACGTCTCGATCGCGGTGGAGGCCGTCGAGGCGATCCTGCGCGAGTGGGGCGGGTCGGCCAGGGCGCTGGGCAAGGAGTTCTGGGCGGACTTCAAGTCCGAGTGCGAGATGGTGAAGGACGTTGGGCCGCGGTCGCACATCGCGCCGGCGAGCAACGGCGTGCGTACGCCGACCGCCGACGACCCCGACCGTACGCCGACCTTCGATGACGCGGACTTCGAGGACGTGAACCTCGACCCACCGTAAGGAGCGAGCATGGCTAGCGCCACCTGGGCAGAGATCTCCGCGCAGCTCAAGAACGGCATCAAGCCGTTCACCGATCTGCTCACGATCTTTCCCACGATCGTCACGAGCATCGACACGGCCGAGCAGGCGTACGAGGGCGACTTCATGCCGGGCGGCGTCGAGGCCGCGTTTGCGACGCTGCGCTCGGACCTGAGCGCGACGTACGGCCGAGCCAAGGTGCGCGCCGTGTGGAACGCCTTCGGGCGCGAGGTCATGCGTCTGGGCGGGTTCCCCGAGACGGACCCTGGGCAGGCGAGCGGCGTTCCCGGACAGGTCGGAACGTCGGGCGTCGATCTGTGGGCGCGGCTCCATCGCTACATGCACGACAACTCGGTGACATTCAATGACCGGGACTGGACGCGCGGGGCGTTCTCGGCCGTGACGGGTACGGGCTCAGGACTCCCGCTCAGGCTCTCGGTGGACTGGGAGGGGTACAACCTCCAGGGCGGCCACGTCGAGACGAAGACCTGGGAGTGCTACGTCGATCAGAACACGGGCGCGCTCAAGGGAGCGGAGCAGTTCTGGTGCCGTGGCGAGGACCGCAGCAAGGACGCGCTCGACTACCAGGGCTCGGGCCTGTTCCTCGGGCCGTACGTGGTCAAGCACTCTGGCAGCGGATCGACGCCGATTCGCAACGCATCGTGGGACGCGACGTTCTCGGGTACCTCGACGGACAAGATCCCCAACTGGACGATTGGCGGGACGGCGGCGAACATCACCGCGGCCACGGGAGCGTCCAACATCTTCGTGGCCTCGCCTGGTGTGACGGCCGCCCTGTCCGGCTCGCTCCTGTTCGCCATCGACGGCGCGGCGACGAACGAGGTGACGCAGGCCCTGTCGGTGGCGAACATCAGCGCGGGCGGGGAGCGTGTTCCGTGGATGGCGCAGGTCGCGTACCGCTGCAACAACGCAGGATGCACCGGGACGCTCAACCTCAAGATGGGAAACCAGACCGCGACGAAGAACCTCGCCACCGTGGGCGACACGTCATGGCACATCCTCTCCATGACGATCGACAAGAACCTCTACTACCGCAACTGGAAGGAGGACGCGCCCGACATCGAGATCGAGGTCGTGAACCTCGCGGTAGGTACGCTGAACGTGGACGCGCTGCGGTTCGCCCCGTGGGATCTGGTGGACGGCGCCTACTACTGGATCCCCGGCGGGGCGACGGCGTTCCTCCAGCGCGACAAGTTCACCACGGCCGACACGGGCCCGACCGCCGCGACGTCCGAGCTCATGTACGCGGCCGACTACGCACAACTTCCCATCTCGCTCCCGTCCGCGACGGCGGGCGGCGAGACTGTGACCGACCCGTAAGGAATCGAGTAGCGAAGCACCATGCACAGCCAGGGCCCCATCTTCGTCGAAGGAACGCGGTTCGCGGCGCTCCGTGGCGCGTTCGAGCGCCCGGCCGAGCGCATCCTTCCCGGGATCGGCGCCTTGCTCGTGGCCGAGACGCAGAAGGCTTTCCGCGAGGAGCGGTTCGGCGGGGTGCGGTGGAAGTCGCGCGGCGACACGGGCATGACCCCCAACTGGCCCGGCATCCTGTCAGACTTCGCGCGCGGCAAGACGCCCCCCGAGCGGCGCTTCCAGGACCGACCCGTGCTGCGGGACAACAACCTCCTGGCCCGTTCGTTCGCGTGGCGCGTGATCGGCCAGAACACGGTGGAAGAGGGCACGATGCTGGGCTACGCCGACGTGCTGCACACGGGCGGGGAGTCCAAGGCGACCACGATCACGAAGGCGATCCAGACGCGGTTGTGGGAGTGGATGAAGAAGCTCGGCGGGGCGGAGAAGCGCGCAGAGGCGGCGCCGCAGAGGCGGGAGGATCGTGAGGCGCGTGGCGCCGTGAAGGACGACCCGCAGATCGCAGGGCTAAAGGCCGCGCTCACGGCGAGCAAGCGCGCATACCAGGGCCAGAAGGTTCCGCCAGGCGAGCGCCAGCGCCGGCAGCAGATCCAGACGCAGATCACGGCCCGCAAGCGCGTGGTCGATGCTGCGGCGCGCGGCAAGAGCGAGCCCATGACCGGCGCGGAGGCGGGGAAGGTCGCCTCCGCTCGCGCGAAGAACGAGCGCGCGAAGAAGCTCGGTTGGCTGCTCAACCCGAAGATGGTGGGCGTGGCGCGAACGGTCAAGCACCCGGCCCGTCCGATGGTGGGCTTGCCGCCGCAGCTCGTGAAGGACATCGAGGGCCTGTACGGGCTCACGGTGCGGAGGGCGTCGTGAAGACCGATGCGCTATTCCTGGACAGCCTCGTGGACGGGCACATCCGATCGGTGTGGGCCGCGGCGGAGATAGTGCGTCGCTATCCGACCTGCTTTGTTCGATGCCACATCGACATTCACCCGCCTCAGAGCATCCACCGCGGAGAGTTCTCTGACGAAGGCGACTTGCTCGTGAACGGTCGGCACGTCATCGAGGTAAAGGGCCGTCCCCGGTTGGACCTCAGGGCCTTCAGATACCCGAGCGTGTTCCTTGGTGAGACGTACAAGCTCGACCCGACGAAGGTGCATGGCGTCGTGGTCGTCGGGCGTGACAGGTACCCGATGTGGTACTTCGCGTGCGCGGACCGCGAGCAATGGGGGCAGGAGCGCGTGGCGAGCGGCCCGGACGGTCGCGATGCGCTGTCGTGGGCCGCGCCGACTGGCCTAGCCCAAGTGTGGGAGCGTGACTGATGGGCACGCTGGACGTCTCCGCCATCCGCCGCATCCCGGGGCGCCTCGCCTTCGGTTGCACCAACCTGGCCCTCGCCTGGCCCCACGGCGGGACGGGGCTGGGGGCTGTGCGCGACGTGGTGGCCGAGCGGGTGGGGGCCGCCTACCCCGTGACCATCGAGGCCCTGGGGGGCGAGCCTGTCGAGTACCTCGAGCCTGGGGAGGCCTGGAAACTGCGCTTCCGGGTCCGCACCCTCGACGACGACATGATGGCGAAGGAGTTTCGCACCACGGCGGCCGGGACCGTGACCCAGCGGCGGCTCGTGACCTTCCCCTCGACGGCCCACGCGGGCGAGTGGATGTCGGCTCGGGAGTTCGCGGTCACGTTCACGCCGGACGGGGCAACCCACGCGGTGAGCGCCACGGCCCCAGACTCGGACGCGATCTTCGTCCACTTCTACCGGATCCTGCCCGTCATGGGAGACCCGCTCGCCATCGCCTTGAACCGGACCGAGGACATCGGGACGCAATGCGCGTGGATGGCGCTCCGGCACTCCAGCAAGGGGCCGGCGGCGATCGGGCGGCGCAGGGACATCACCCTCTGATGTGGCCCTTCCGCCCCTCCCCGCGCCGCGCCAGCCCGGCCAGCCTGCTCGCCTACGTGCGGGCGGGGTGCCCGGGGTCCGTCCAGGCGTGGCTGGCGCTCGACCCGGCCGTCCAGGAGGCGCTGGAAGCCGCCGGGGACCGGGTCTTTGCCGAGCGGGCCGCCGTGCTGGCGGGGGCCGTGCGGGGCGAACCGGAGGCTCTACAGGCCATCTCCCGGGCGGTGGACGGCGGGCTGTCGGCCGAGGACGCGGCGGCCAGGATGGCGCTGGACAAGGCCGGGGCCATGCTCACGCGGAGGGCCCCGCCGTGACCGATACACCCCTTCCCATCCGCGCGAGCAAGTGGCAAGCCAGGATCGCCCGGATTCGGCGGCACTACCGTCAGGCGTTCCGCGTGAGCCGCGCGTGCACTCTCAGGCTGAGGGGTCGCCTGTGAGCCCCTTCCAGATGGCGAAGCAGATCCGGTTCCGAGCGCAGCGCGCCGCCTGGCCCGACACCCCCGGGGGGCTCATCCTCGGAACATCCGTCTACGTCACGGCGGGGCTACGGGACGACGACGACAAGCCCCTGCGCATGCCGTTCGGGCTCATCAACCTCGGCACACAGACGCCCGACCCTGAGGACCCTGACCTCCTGACGCAAGAGTTCATCCTGGTCATCGCGTGCGAAGTGCTGGGCGACCCGCTGGGCGAGCACTCCATGATCGGCGGGCCGTCGAGCGCGGGGGCCACGAACCGCCTCGGCCAGAGCCAGGGACGCGGGCTGCTCGACCTCGAGACGGCCCTGCTCACGTCGCTTGGGAAGTTGACCGGCGCGGACGGGACGCCCGTCATCGTCTCGCACGGGTCGAGCCCAGCCCCCGAGCGTCTCGACAAGAACGTCCACGTCGTGCATCGGCAATACATCCTCACGGCGCTCTGCACGCGCGCCGACGAGTACCTCGCGCCCACGGACCTCACGATCGACGTGACGACGCCGGGGCAGGCCACGCTCGCGTGGGTGCTGCCGCCGAGCGCCTACGGGCTGCGGAAGATCATCCTTCGGCGCGCTTCGGGATCGACGGCCCCGAGCAGCAGCACGGCGGGCACGGGCGTCACGCTCGCCAGCGACCTCGCCACGTCGGTCACGGTGTCGGGCCTGTCGGCGGGGGCGCATTCGTTCGCGCTGTTCGCGGCCTTTTCAGAGTCGGGCGCAGCCGTCGATGAGCGTTTCAGCGTCCAGACGAAGGCGCGCGACAAGGGCTCGTACCGCACGGGCACGGTGACGTAGTGGCTGATGCCTCCATTCGCGTGTCGCTCGACCTGGCCGGCGCCAAGTCCGAGCTGTCGTCGCTCTACTCGCAAGCCGGCCGCGGCGTCACCGTTCCCGTGCGCGGGGGTGGCGGCATCGGTGGCGGCGGGCAGGGCTTCGGTGGCGGTGTAGGCGGAGGAGGCTTCAACGTCGGAAGCCTGCTCGGCTCGCTCGCCGCGCTGGCCCCGCTGGGCATGATCGGCGCCCCCATCGGCCGCGACATCTTCGGCGTGGCGAACGGGATGCTGGGCGGGCTCGGCAACGCGGCGTCGGGCGCGATGGGCCTCGCGGGCATGGGCGGCGCTGTCTCGGGCCGTCAGCGCGCGGCAGAGGAAACGGCGGCGTTGCTGGGCACGGCGCGCGGGGCCGGTGGCGCGGGCAGCGGCGAAGTCCAGAGCCTCTACGAGTCGCTCCGTGACCTCTACGAGCCCGAGGCGCGCGGCAAGGCCGAGGTCCGGGCCGAGGCGATGGGCATGGCGGGCAAGGACACGGCCGAGGACGTGTTCACGCGCCTGACGAACGTGCTCGACAAGTTCGTGACGTGGCTCGAGTCGAAGGGGATCTTCTAATGGCCGCCGCGGTCACGAACAATCTTCAACTGACGTGGGGCTCATTCGTCTGCGGCGGCACGACGGAACGGCTCATCACCGGCCTGCATCGGTTCCACCGCGAGCATTCGCTGTTCGAGTTGACGTTCGACGTTCTGATCCGAGGCACATCGGACGCGACCTTCGCGGCCAACTGTGCCGAGATGGAGTCCGAGTTCAGCAAGCGTCGGCAACTGCTCAAGATGGAGTGGGGCAGCAGCACGGAGCGCACGCTTAATCCGACCGCCGCCGTGAACACCGGCCTGAACACCTACGCGCGCATCGACAAGGCGGGGACGCAGGGCGCAGACACCGACCGCTCGCGCCTCTACACCGTGACGGTGGGCGGGGAGTTGCCCAGCACCGACACGAGCGGCCGGCGCGATTCCTCTCTGACCGTGACCTACGATCCCGCGCAGGGCCGCACGGTGACGATCAAGGGGGTGTGGACGGCACTCACGACGGTCGAGGGAACCGCGCAGTACGCGGCCCAGATCGCGGCGTTCTGCTCGTCGGCGCTCTCGGCGCTGCTCCCCTCGGGCACGTTCGAGCTCACCGCGCAGGAGACGGAGCGCGACGACCAGGACAAGGTCGTCCGGTTCTCCCGCACGTTCCGCGAGATGTTCGTGGCGCAGCCGGGCGGCTCGCTCGACAACGCGAGCATCGTCGCCCCTGTGCTGTCGATCGCGCGCAGCATCGAGGCGCCGGGCGACTCGGGCGGCGGCGGCGTGAAGCGCATGGAGACGATCACATGCCACTTCGAGTGCTGGCTCGACAAGACGCTCTCCACCGACCTCGCCACGCTCTACACGGGCACGATCCGGCCCTACATCACAGAGCAGGTTCGCTCGCGCTTCACCCCCACGTCGCTGGCGATCCTGTCGGAGCGCCCGAACTACATTCCGTATACGAACCAGCTGACCATCGACATCGTCTACTGGGCCGCCATCGACGCTACGGACGTGATCGAGTCGCTCATCACGTCGAAAATCTCCGAGGAAGGCGGCATGGTCTTCACGGGGATCTGGAACGGCAACCTCTTCGCCAAGTACGCCGACCAGGGATTCGCCACGCGGCGGCGCTTCGGCATCCGCGCCGTGCGCGTGCTGGGCGTTCTCAAGCCCAAGCAGCGCATCGGAGGCAGCGGCGGCACGGTTTTCGGGGTCGCGTTCGTGAACCCGGATGGAAGCGCCGCGCTGGGCACGCTACAGCCTGGCGGGGCGGTCCCTGCCGGCGGCCTTGGTGACAGCGGTGGCGGTCAGGCGTCCGGCTGGATCCTCATCGCCAACGACTCGGCCGCGACGGTTCGCACGTTCGGCCAGTCCGGCGGCGACCAGATCACGGTGACGGACCTCGTGGAGCAGACGATCGAGGAGTGGGTCGAGAGCCCAGGTAGCGGAGGCCCGAACGCAGGCGTCTCGTTCAGCGGCGGAAGCAACTAGGTGAACCCTCCCGTCGCAACCCTGGGCGGCGTGCTTCTCGCCAACGCCGCGTCCGTGTCGTGGGACGCGGTGACGGGCGCTGGCGCTCCGACAAAGACGTACGTGGTTCACAAGGAGCAATGGCCCGGCATCCAGGCGCAGATGGGCAAGCGAACCACGCTCAAGATCCAGCCTGAGAACGCGCCCGCTTACGAGTGGACGGGGCTCTACATCTTGCGCGAGGCCCCGACGCAGATGCCGTTCCATCGGGCGTTCGTCGTGTCTGACATCCGCTGGCGCTTCCCGCGCGCGCTCGTGGTCGGCGCCTTCAACATCCCGCGCAAGACCGGCACGCGGCGCATCGTCGGCGGTGGGCCCGTCGAGATCACCCAGCCCATCGACACGTACGCCTACGCCAAGGCGAGCCTGAACCACGGCGCGCGCTGGACCGCGCGTCAGGTCGTGGATCACGTCCTCGCGCGCATCCTCGCCGACGAAGGCTTCGGGTGGCGCATCGAATCCTTCCCCGCCAACACGCTGACCGTGGAGGGTCTCGACCTCGCGGATTCGGGCGATGCCGCGCTGGAGCGCGCGCTCAAGCACGCCCCCGGGGCGATGGTGCGCGTGGACCCCGACGGCACGGTGGTCGTCTTCGACGGGCTCGACAGGGCCGGAACGAAGGCGGCGATGGACGGCGCCGGGCCTCGCACGGGCGCCGGCAACATCGACCGCGTCGTGTCCCTCATGGCGATCCGCCCCCGTGCGATCCGGGCGCACTTCGAGCGGGACATCGAACTGCGCTTCGACGCGATCGAGGAATCCGACACGGACACCGTCTACGCCGTGGATGTCGGGAACGATCCCGACATGACGATGGAGAACTGCCTTCCGCTCCCTGACCCCTACACGACGATCGCGGGGCAGCGCGTGGCGCAGGGAACGTGGGTTCCGCTGCGCATCGTGATCCCCGTGTGGGCGGCAGAAGTCGCTCAGGTGAGCGGCCCGCCGCTGACCTTTGCCAACATCCGCAAGTATTGGTTCACGCTGGACAGCATGTACCTGCGATTCGACAAGCTCGACCAGGGGGCGGATGACAAGTCCTGGGCCGCGCGCATCGCAGCGATCAAGGCGCACTATCGGCAGACCTACATCATCAACCCGGAGTGGATGCGCTACATCCGCGACTTGAAGCCCCAGCGCGTCGGCGTGCTCGACCCCGTGACCGGCACGCGCTCGCCCAGCATGGCATGGAGCCAGTACGCGATCATCCCGAGCGACAAAGCCAAGGCGTACGCGGCGATCTGGAACAGGGAAAACCAGTTCGTGAGCGCGAACATCAACGGCTATCCCGGCATCGACGCCGAGTTGTACGAACAGAGCGCCGCTCCCGCCGTCGTAGAGGTACTCGACCGCGAGCTCGGCATCCTCAAGATCAACTACCGCACCGACCCGCACGGCATGCGGTCGTCGGTGGTGCCGTCGCAGTTCAAGGAGTTGGGCTCGGGGCGAATCGTATCGCTCACGCGCGACCTGAAGAAGCAGATGGAGTTCCCGATCGCGTTCGGGTGCCAGGTCAAGTCATGCCTTCCGGTGTTCCTGGCCGACGACCACCGCGCCGCGATCATCGTGACGGCTCGACCGTTCGGCGCTCACAGCAAGAGCCGGTGCCTCATGTACGAGGTGAAGCCCGGCGACATCAAGCAGAAGATGGCGGCGTCATTCGACGTGGACGGTGGGGACGGGCCGACGTGGAACCTCTACGTCCCGCCGTCGCTGATGACCGCCTGGTACGCGCACGTCGGGACGGTGAAGGCGCGGGAGTCGGCCTTGGCGCTGTTCGGGTTCAAGGGAGACCCGCCCGCATCGACCGCGCCTGGATACGAGATCGTGAACCTCGAGGACAACAGCGACGCCACGGCCCTGATCCCCGCCGTGGCGCAGGCGCTGGCAATCGCGGTGTGGGCGCTCTACGTCGATCAGGTCGAGGGCTCGCCGGCCTTCCACCTGGACCCGGCGCTGCGTCTGGTGGGAAGCATCGACGCGATTCGTCATCGGCTCGACCCTGACGGGCGACTTGTGACCCAGGCTGAGATGGGTCCTGCGCGGCGTATCATGGACGCGCTCGCGGTCCTCCCGACCTCGCTGCGGTCGATGATCCTCGGCACGATCCCGGAAATGCCCGCGTGACCTCCATCCTCGACCGCGCCGAAGGCTACTGGCCGTTGCAGGACCATCGCCGCGAGGTGAAGGGGGCGGTGGGCGCGCGGCTTGGCCCGGCAGGCGTGCGTATCGTCAACGCCGAGGGCTCAGACGACGAACGGCTTCTGACGATCGACGCCGTGGACGGCAAGGGGACGGCTGGCGACCTTCCCGCCTATCGCTGGTGGGCGCCCGACTCACGCGACTGCGGCGCGTGGAGCCCTGCGCTGCTCGCACGCGTCACTTCGACGGAAGGCGAGGGCAAGGACTCCAAGGGCCGTCCCATCACGGGCGGCGGGTCGCCCACGACGGGCGTGCTGCCCGTGCGCCTGCGCTCCTACGCGCCCGATACAGCGTTCAAGACTGCCTCGCACAGTCTCCCGACGTGGTACGGGCCGTGGCCCAAGGGCACGCTGGCGATCGGCATGGCGGGCACGCGCGAGGACGCGCAGGAGGATCTGCTCGCCCACGTCGATCCTCGCCTCGTGGCCGTGAACAAAAACGAGCACGGCGCGATGGGGACGCGCATCGTTGACCTCGACCCCATCGACACGCTGTCTGATCGTCGGTCGGCATACCTCCAGACTCTTACCCGCGTCGTGCTCACGCCCGCGGTGGGAGACTTGGGCGCCACGGAGGGACCGACCGCTGCGCTTCAGTTCGCGCTTACGGGCCAGGGGAAGCAGCTCGGGCTCGGCGCCGCCTACGCGCGGCTTGCCACGGGTGGCGGGCAACAGGCGCCGGAGCGCAAGCCGCGTGGGGGTGGCGACGGGCAGACGGTCGAGACGCACCCCAACCGCAGCGGTGACGGGAAGACGGTCGCCAAGGACAAGGCGCCGGACGCCAAGAACGGCGTGATGCTCCTGTCCGCTGACGCATGGGGTGGACTCTGCCCCGGCCACACGAGCGACCAGCACCGCCTGGGGACCACTCCAGACGGAGAGCCCGTCAACAGCGGCCACCTCGACGTGGACCGGCACCTCTTCTTCCGCGACCAGTCCCACGACGCCCCGCTCGAGTTCGACCGCAAGATCTACGACCCCGTGCCGGCGCCGATCACCACGCGGGCGTGGATCCGGTACGACGTGCGGTCAAACCACGGGTGGGTGAACGGACAGCGCCGCGGCCTGTGGCGCCTCGTGGCGGAGTCGTTCTTCACGCAAAAGGACAAGCCGGGACCGCCGACCTTCGACGTGCCCACGACGCCGAGCGACCCGCCCAACCCGCCGCCTGGTGGGGGTGAGCCGCCGCCCGCAGAGCCTAGCGACCCTGCGAACCCGCCCGGTGAGCCGAGCGATCCGAGCAGCCCCGGAACCCCCGGCGGTCCCGTGGTCACGCCCGGAACCGGCCCCGGCACCACCGACAGCCCGCCGACCGACTACCGCGTCGAGGATGCGCCGAACTTCAACGAGCCGGCGGAAGCCCCCTGGCCCGCCAACACGCCGCCGACGTACCCCGACCTGCCGGGGACTACGCCGTCCACGCCCGGTTCAGGCACCGCGCCGGGCGACACCACGGGCCCAACGGGCTGGTGGACCCCGCCGGGCTCCGAGCCCCCGCCGATCACGGGGGGCACGAACCCCGCCGGCGTG